CTCTAGTAACCTAGAAGAATTAGCACTTAAGACTAAAAACGTATACCTAAGAAGACTTAAGACTGAAATAGGTGATATGCCTGAAAAGAATATCTCACCTACTTATCATAAGTTTACGGATAAGCAATGGGATACATATAATGAATTATGGGAAGAATACCTAGTTGAAAGAAAGAAAAAAAAGAAACGTGGAGAACCAGATAGAGATTTAGTTGAGTTAGGTTTACTTAGAAAATTTGTAGCAATGCAAGCAATCCCAGAGACTATTGATTTAGCCGAAGACATTATTGAACAAGAAAATAAGGTTATTATTTTCACTAACTTTACCGAGGAATTAATGGAATTACAAAAACACTTTGGTGATAAATGTGTTGTACATCATGGTAGTATGAGTGATTCTGAAAAACAAATATCGGTTGATAGATTTCAAAATAGTGATAAAGTAGAGGTCTTTATTGGTAACATTATCTCTGCTGGTGTTGGTATTACCCTAACTAAGGCTACTCACGTCATCTTTAATTCATTCGATTGGGTTCCAGGTAACAATGAGCAAGCTGAAGATAGAGCGTACCGTATAGGTCAAAAGAATAACGTTACGGTTTACTATCAATTATTTGAGGATACAGTGTCGGTTAGAATGTGGCGAACACTTAAACAAAAACAAAATGTAATCGACACAATAATGGGTGAAAAAGAAATTGATGAAGAAGCGGTTATGGAAATAATGTTTGAAGAAATACTAAATGATTATGAAGAGAGTTAGATTATACGGTTATGATGATTGTCCCTATTGTCAAGAACTAAAAGAACTTTACGAAAAAAACAACATAGAATTCACTTACATCGATGTTGAAAACCCTAAGTATAAAGAAGAGTTTAAAAAAGTTATGGAAATAGGTAAAACTGATAGTGTACCTATAGTATTGGTTAATAAAACGATACTCGCGCCCGAAAACAGCTTTAAAACCATAAATGAAGCCCTACTATTAACAAATAAATTTCTTAATGACTAAGATTACTAATTTATCATATATTTATTAATAAATAGATATTATGAGTGTTAGCAACGAAGATAAAAGTAGAATTTACGAACAGTTGAGAGTATCTTTAGGTGCTCCATTAAGACAAATTGAGCTTACTGATGATATGTTGTGTACTCTTCTTGGTATTGCTATAGAGGATTATTCACAATATGTTGGTGAATGGCTTATAGAACATCAATGGCAATCACTACTAGGTAAGAGTGTTGATACAACAGACATGGCTTTCGCACTAAGTGTTAGAGACTTTGACTTCATGACACAATACACATACGCTTACTCCAAACAAGTTGGCTTACAAGCTAGAGGACCTTGGGAACTTAAAAAAGACTATATAGACTTAGAAGAAGGTAGACAAAACTATGTCATACCAGCAGGTAGAGAAGTAAACGAAGTTCTTTGGATTACTCCACCAACCACAAACATGGCTCTATTTGCAAATTACGGAGGTATAGACTACGGATTTGCTGGTGGGTTTGGACAAATGGGTAGTAGTGGTGGCGGTGGTTACGGTTTAGGTGGTAATGGAGGTTACTATATATCACCAGCTTACGACATACTACTTACCGCATCAGATTTAAATCTAAAAAATAGAATACTAAGAAGTGAATTAGTATATAAACTAACAGCTGGACCAAACGGAACAAGAATATTACACTTATTAAGTGTGCCAGGTTCTAAACTAAGTTTCGGTCACGGAATAGGTGGTGCTGGAAGCACTATCAATTTAAATGGTTGCCAAGTATGGTATCACTATTACGATACAACTAGTGATAATGTAGAAGATTGTAGAAATGAAAACTCAGATATTATAAAATTACCAAACGAAGTTCCGTTAGCCAAATTAGACTTTTCTAAATTTAACGAACCTACTAAAGTTTTGATAAGACAGTTATTTGTAGCTGAAGCAAAAAGAGCTTTAGGTAGAACTAGAGGTAAATTTGGGGGTATTGTGGGTCCACCTGAAGCGGAAAGAACCATGGACTTTGATACATTACTTTCAGAAGGTAATGAGGAAAGAAAAGCAATACTTGAACGTTTAGATACTAGACTAGAAAGATTGTCAACAACAAAACAAATTGAAAGGGCAGCTAACGAATCCGAACAATTAAACAAACATTTAAAATATAGACCACTAGGGTTTTACTTAAAATAACAAAGGGAGCAACGCTCCCTTTTTTATGGTTTAATTATTAAATCATCTGGGTTTTGATTTTTAACTGTCTCTAGGTCTTTAATACGACCTTTAATACTAGCAACGGCTTCTTTAGTCGTTCTACAAGCTTTATAGTAGTCAACTTTACCTTCCTTAACTATATATTCCTCAACCCAATAACCATCAAGAACCTCAATCCAACCATCATCCTTTAATAACTTAATGTTATTATCAAATTCTTCCATTTCACTTTCTGCATTATAAACATCCTCTAACCACATACCATATTTATCATTATTATTAACATCTTCAATAGCTTCGTAATATCGATTACGCTTTATTGCTAAATCCTCATATTTGAAAATATCCTTAAAGTCAGCTAATTTAATATCCCATTCTTTTGAGTTAAAATAAAAGTCTCCATTATCATCTTTAACCAAACTAACAAAACTAAGTTCTTTAGGTAATTTATTTTTAGACCTCAAGATATCATAGTCCGAAACCTCAAGCCTTTTAAATACATCATTTATTAATTTAGACTCTTTATTTATACCTTCAGCCCTCTTAACCCTTTCTCTTTCTTTCCAGTCATCTCTAAGGTTAATCCACTCACCGTACTCCATAAAGTTAGGGATTTTATTAACAGAATCCCAGAACCTAATCTCTCTATCTTCCATTTTCATTAGGTCTTCGTGATAATCATCTTGGTCTGATGGGTCAAACGGTTTACCAGCAATTAACTCACATTGTTTTTTAGTAAAAACATTCTTCTCATCTAACTTAACAACCTTAGTCTTTTTATCTTTATATACATTTCTAATAATATCAGACCTTATTTCAGTGTCAAAACAAACTAATAATGGTTTAATTCTTTTATTGAAATTATCTAAATATTTAGCGACATTATATTCATCGGTAGTATAATCTGGATTATTTTCAATATCTTCCTTTGGTAATAACTTACAGTTAAATAATATTTCTATATTTCCAGTTTCCTTATCCGTAACCTTTTTGATATCACTATGTGATTTTGCTGTACCAGTATTAACATAATAAATAATATCACCCAAATCTACATTTAAATCATGCATTTCTACCAACTCCATATGAGCTTGCCTAGACTTATAACTACCAGCTTTATTCTTTTGTTTACAATAAACATTCACATAATTATCTCTAGTCATCTTAACTTTAGACTTAGAGGCTATTTTTAAAACTGGAATTCTATAATTATAAATGTCTTCAACCGTTTTATGATACAACTCTATAAATTCATAACCCTTACCATATAATAATAACTTAACGCCTTCATTTATAAATTCTTCTATATAAACAGACATAGCCTTAGATTTAAGTGAGTTACCAACAAGTTTAACCTTACCATCTATAAGGTTACCATAATTCTTTCTAGCAAAGTTAATAGTAGACTCACATATATCATCTATGTCCAGACCCATTCTACCTTCCATATATTTTTCATTAAACTCAGCTAAAACAGCATCAATACCTTTAAGTACTTGACCTTTTTCATAGTGCTCAGTCTTCCAATGCGAAGCTTGACAGATATACTCAACATCATCAACGGAATCTGGTATAGAAAAGTTAAATCCATCCGTATCACCCACTAACGCTCTAAATTTATATTTATCGGTGAAATGCTTAACCATTAACCTTAATGACTGTCTACCCCTACACGTTGTTTCTTCAGCACAATCTGAATCACCCCAATTAAATATATAAGGGGCACCATAAGCACCAAAGAATGAGTTAGCCAAAATCTTCAATGGTAATTGTTTTTTATCATAATCAGATGCTAATTTCTTATTATGGCTAATCATTTGTTCAGCCTTAGCTATTCTTTCTGGTGTTAATTTATGTCTATTCTTATCTAAAAGTTTCTGTAATCTTTTAGCTTCAGTTTTATGTTTACCTGTAAGGAATTTAAACTCATCCCGTTTATCAACAATATATGTCAATAAACCTTCCATAACGCCAGATATATCCAAATCTGGGAATATACCCCAAGTAAGTTGTGTTTTTGGATATAAGGCTGCGAAATCCAGCTTAACAACCCTCTTAGCATAACCAACTTCAATTAATCTAGAAAGACCACCAACAAAGTTCCTTTTTTTCTCTAAATCAGGTACAGCCAATTCATTTTCATATGACCAAGCGGCCATAAGCAATTTCCACTGTCCAGCTGTACCCATAGTAGAACTTCTCATATAAGAAGTAGGTAATAACTTAGCGATAAGATATGCAGCTTGGTTATATATACCATCAATCTGCTCAGTTTCCCAAAGGTCATCAAGTAAATATCTTTGAACGATATAATCACCTTTAACTTTAGTTAAACCTTTAGGTAATGCAATTCTTTCCTCTTCACTTAACTTCTCCAATAGACCCCAAGAACCATTAGTATCATTAAACCAATAATCCCTATCATCAGCCCATGTTGTATGAATTTCACTTCCTGGGACATAAACTCTATTTTGTTTAGCAACACCAGAATAATCCGTAATATATTTAAGACTCCAAGATTTAATGTCTGAATTGATAGCTTGTGCCTTACGAACAGAATGTGATATATCTAGGATATTATAACCCCACATATAAGTCTGTTTATAATACTCTTGCTCATTACCAAGTTTTAGTATAGCATCTTTCCATCTTATTTTGGATTTAGGTTTTAAGGTCTTAGCTATCTTTGTAATATCCAAACCTAATCTATCACATCTTTTTTGGAAAAATGGCCAATCAAAGTTTTCAGAGTTATATGCGGTTATTATATCTGGAACTAACTCACTAATAATAGAGAAAAACTTTTTTATATTGTACCTCTCAGAATCTCTTTTTTCTTTAGGTGTATCACCCAAGGTTTCTAATACAACCTCATACCCCTTATTATCTCTAATACCTATTTGAAATATCGCATCGTTATCAGCGTCTAACCCTTCCGTTTCAAGGTCAAACTGAAATCTATGAACATCGTTATAATCATCCATCCCCTTAAACAACCTCTTACCTGTTTGAATAAGAAACTGTTCGTCTGGTGAAAATCTAACAAATAAGTCTTTAAATTTAACAGTTGAGTCTTCATCTTTGGGATAAGCTTTTTCAGCACTAAAAATATCAATACCACCCTCCTTAAAAAAGTTAACTATAGAACCATAACTTTCGGTAGAGGTAACCATAAACCTATACCCATTTTCCATCCTACTAGGAACGTTACCATTAGAATCTTCATTTTTCAACCCCTTAATCCTAATTTTACGCTCCCTCATGGCCTTTTTTATTAAAGACCTATCGCCATTATATATTAAATCAACGACCTCATGCTTCATCCACAAAAATGGGGTTAAGGTATGCTTTTCAATATACTTACCCTTTTCAGGGTCATTAATAATTAGGGATACAAAATTTTCATAATATGTAGCTTCGATTCCTACGATATATTTTTGAGGGTCTCTACCAACTAAAAAACTTTCTATTTCCTCAAAATCAACTTTTGCTTCAGACATACTTATAGAGTTATTTTTACAAACTTACTACTAATAGAATGATTTGACAATGGGTCGGTGTGTAAAAATATTTTTAAGCAATTTAAAAAATTGCTTAACAAAATTACTTATTTAATATGAAATAAACAACACTCAGTTATCTTTTTATTGAACCGTCCAATACATTTATTATTAATTCTTCCTGTATTGGAACTACTAACGTACCTGACCCGTCTAAAAATTCAACAATAAAAGTACCTATATAGGTACCTGGTTTTGAGGTTTGTTTTTTGGTAAATTGATATGTTAAATAATATTC